CAGGAGTCAGATTTTCCTCTGCAAGATCAATAATTTTAACTTTTTCTCTGTCTGTAATTAACATTACACTGTTTCTGGATATTTTGCAATAGGTGTTTATTTTTTAACAATCTTTTGATATATATACTTACACCGCGCGCATGCGTCTATACACTTACAATACATCTATAGGCTTTATATATACTGTATTTTAAACCCTTAATATATAAATATAACAACAGAGAATATACTCTATCTCTATCTCTATCTCTATCTCTTACTCTATATCTACGTTGCAAAAATGTTGCACTTTGTTGCATTGGTGTTGCAAGTATGTTGCATTGCAACAAAACTAATACTATTCTATCATTTTTCCTACTTGTAATTATCTATTTGCTCTGGGGGTTTTGTCCGATCCGGGGAAGTGATAAAAAGAAAAGGCAGCCGGAAAAGCTGCCACTTGTTTGCATTGATTATATAATTACTATGTGTTACAATTTATTTGATTGAGAGCGGCGGCAAGTCCGCCCTCCCTTTCATTCCCTAAAACCTAATCGTTAGGCTTTTCTTTTTTTGCCATGTTGCGAACCTCATCTATTGCTTTTTGAACTTCGTCCATGTCCTTACATCCTGCAAATTTATCAGCTACGAGATTTAATATAACTTCCATCTGTTTATCTGTCATTTCGTTCATTTGTTCTCCTTTCTCCGCTTGCCCGGCTATTGTCTTCCGACAGCTTTATAATAATCTATTATCGTGTATATGTCAATAGTCTATTTTCATGTATTTTAATTATTTTTATATTCCATAATATCGCCCGGCTGACAATTTAGCAGTTTGCATAGATTACATATAACCTCACAAGTTACATTTTCATTTTTTGTCAGCTTTGCCACTGTATTAGAATGGATTCCGTTATTCTTTAACCACTGCTTATTGTATTCCTTTTTTTCTAAGACATTCCACAGCTTGGAAAAGTCAATATATCCGTTTGCTCCATAATTTGCCATGCGTCACACCTCTTTCCTTTTTATATATGATAATAGATTTTTCACACCATGTCAACGTCTATTCTCATGTATCATATTGCACAATAAACTGCTGTTTTGTGTCGTCTATTTTCGTGTATTGTGTCAATTGTATTATAATCTATTATCGTGTACTATTAGTATATCAAATGAAGCACGAAAGCGAGGTTACAACATGAGCAAATATTTTAAAAACGTAAAGAGCTACAACGAATTAAAGAGCACTTATAAGGAACTGTTAAAGGCAAACCACCCGGACAACGGCGGCGATCTTGCAAAGATGCAGGAAATCAATGCCGAATATGATGTTATGTTTAAGATCTGGAAAGACCGTGCAGCCAATGACAACTCGTTAAATGAGGAAGAAAAAACAGAGACGGCCCAGAGCACACGCAGCAGTTTTTATACTTCTTTCGGTTGGGAAGGCAGTAACCACGATTGGAGCCGGAGCTTGAAAGAAGTTGCACAGATCGTCAGAACTTATGTAAAAGAGAAATACCCGACTTATAAATTCAGCGTTCGCACTTCTTACGCTTCCATGTGTCAAGAATTGCATGTTGAATTGAAAGAAAGCCCTATCGAGGTTTACAAGAAAGCCGACGAGCTGACCGAGGAGGACAAAAACGAATTTTTCAGAAAAGCAAATCGCAATAACTACTGGTCTTTAGATTGCTGGAATGATGAGAATTTTAAAAAAGAATATGAGCGCATAACTTCCGAGCATGGGAACTTTTTCAAGATATTGAACGAAGTCACAAAGGCAGTTATTGAGGATGTAGACAATTTTGTAAACTCCTATAATTATGAGGATTGTGACGGCATGATTGATTATTTCCACGTAGATTTCTACTATTTCGGATGCGCTCAGAATAACGGTCAAAATATAAAGGTTGTGCCAAAAACGGCACGGATCAAAGCCGCAGCCACTACCCCGGCAACAACAAAAGAAACAGCCGCGCCGGATCAGATCGAGACAAGCGGCGAAGCGTTCACAGTTACCGAAAGTGAACACACAAAGACGCATGAGAAAATTTTCCTTGTAAAGTGTTTGCAGACATTAAGCCGCGACGCTTATATAAATCTTAACAAGCAGATGCGCGACATTGGCGGCTACTACTCTAAATTTACACATAGCTTTATTTTTAAAAACGACCCGACCGAAGCGTTGAAGGGGGTAAAAATAGCATGATGAAAGAAGAATGCAAAATAAATTGTTGCAGGTGTCCAGAGCGCGACACCTGCGAAATTATGCACGAACGCCTTATGAATGAGCTTTTCACAGTATACGGACAGCCACAAAAGCGAATGAGTGAAAAAGTAATCAGGATTTACGAGCAACACCCGGAGCGATTACACACGGAAAAAGATATTTTAAACAGCTTCGAGCATACTAGACAAAATTTAGAACGCTTAGAGGAAGTTATTCTTGAGCTTAAAGCGTACGAGATCGAACTAACAAACCGGTACAATTTTATAAAAACCGCACCAACACGGCAAAAAATAAAATTGTACCGGGAAAAGCGCTATCAAGAGAAAGTTTTTTACTATATACAATTTTATGATGTTAATTTGACAGACGGACACGAGGAAATGACCCACAGCATCAAATATACCGGGAAAGAGCGAAAACAAGCCATAGAACACTTTGAACAGCTTAAAAAAGAGAAAAGCAACGCCATTTTTGAAATGGATATAGCAAAAAAGTCATGGGAACGCTGAATGAAAGGATGGTTGATCGTATGAATAAATTAGAAGAAGCTGAGAAAGCATTTTTGAAAGTTAGGGATTATTTTTTAGAAACTCAAGAAGATTTCGCGCTGGCGAAGGCGTATAGCAAGCCCTGGAAGTGGTACAGAGAACACACAACAGACGAAGCTATCGAGATTTTAAGAGCGGAAGTAAGCGCATAAGCAAGCGGCGGCGTTTACCGGGGGTTAATTCCCCGGCTTGCTTTTACCCGGAGCAACCGGAAAAATTTAGAATATGGAGGACTTGAAACCATGAAAAGAACGCTATATGAATTATTTATGGAATGTGATTGGAACGCCTGCCGTGTACCGTGGAGAATATACGGCGAAAACAATAAATTGATCTGCGCAAATTACGGCGCAGAAACCGGGAATGAATTTGACAATATGCAAGTAAAAAGCTACTCATACAACAAAAACAAGAATTATGTACGAGTTTATGTAAAGTAACCAACCGCCGCAGAGGATGCGCGCCGGATCACTACCGGCGGCGGTTTTACTCAATTTTGAGCACATAAAACAAAACACGGAGGAAATAAACATGAAAAAGAAAATTTTAGCCATTGTATTAACAGCTACGGCGCTTGTAAACCTTGCACCGGTCACATCCAGCGCAAAAACAGCACATACTTACAAGGTGCGCGGAACCATTCGCAATTTTAATTATACTATGCAGTATGAGGACGGAGAAAAGCTGACCGGTCGCGGGTTTGATATTTGCACCGCAGATGGGAACATCTGGGAAATGTCCGACACGGACACAGACGCACACTTTAAAGACGGTCAGAAAGTTATTGTTAAGATCAGCGACAGCGGAACGCCAAAGGATAAAACCAACGATCGTATTATATCGGTTAAAAAAGCAAAATAAAGCACTTAGGGCGGTACTCTTCCGCCCCTTTCCGCGTGCCTGGTGGCGTTGTGAGCCGGTTCGATTCCGGCGGCGTGGATTCCGTGAGAACTGGTTCTCACGCGCACATTGACAAATAAGCACAATCTAAGGAGGCATAAAAGCCTATGATCTATGATATTAAAGCGAGCCTTAACGGGCAAACTGTGCGCCGGGTAGCGTATGGAGATTTGCAAGTGTGGCTGATCGTAAATCAATTATCGCGCGACGGCTGCAAAGATATTTGCATGAGTGAGCGCGGAACGTCTGGAGGTGGCGAACATGGCAAAATATGAGTATATCGGCAAAAGGGAAATTCTGCGCCGGGTGTCTGCTCTTGGCTATCCGGTGGCATCCAGCAAGCTGTGCAGCTATGCGAAATTCGAGGGTGTCGAGTGGCTGGAATCGCCAGAGTTAAAAATAACCGTACAGCGCGGCGGCGATTGGTTACAGATCACGCGCAAAAGAAACGCAGAGGGCGCAAAACACCAAACGCATACACACGTACGCTACAACGGCAGGACCTACGCAGAAACCTATTGACGGCGGAAGGAATTATATGTTATGTTATCAGTGTATAAATTTTTTCGACACCGGGAACGGTTCCCGATATCCCGGCCCCGGTGTTCTTCTCTAATATTTCAAAATATCATTTTTTGAAATATCAAATCAAATATAGGCACAGTCTAACTTTTTCAAGAAAGTTGTAAGAAATCCAAGAAAAAAATTTTTCAAAAATCTGAACGAAATTTTTCCAACCTCAAAATCGAAATTTCACACTCATTTTCGAGGGGTAGGGGGGTATGAAAAAAAGATAAAATATCCCGCGCGCCGCCGCCGGAAAAACTTTTAATTCTTATGCTTCTCTCACGCTCTCTGATGCGCCTATATCCAATTTTTAACTATCAAATGAATATTTTATTGTCGAACGGCTTTAAACACGAATATGGGCGAAATACGCAATTTGAATTTAGGCAATAAAAAAGAACGCCCTATGCGTTCACATTCTACCAGTTGAGGAAAACTTGAAGCACTTGTGCAGTTCTCCTTTCTTCTGTCGTGTTTTCGTTGAGTAATCACGAGTAATCAAAACATTTGTTTGTGATATCTTATTCAATCCATTGATTTTACTGTATTTTCTTCAAAATAAATAACTGCACCCGGCGGGAATCGAACCCGCATCTCAGGAGTCGGAGTCCTGCGTTCTATCCATTATACTACGGCTGCATAGCACTCTTATTTCACAAGTGCCTTTTTACTATATCACACTTCAAATTTAGAGTCAATCCACACTTTGATGTAAAATATGAAGTATTTCTTCCAGCTGCTTTACCGGAAGCTGCCCCGGTGCGCTCGCCTGCCCGCCTGCGCCAAATGTCACACACGATCCGAAAAACTCTCCGGCCACGCGGGAAATCCCCCCTTTTGCACCCATGGACATGGTAATCAGCGGATGATCCGGATGGTTTTCATGAAAGCGGTTGGTCTCCTCCAGCAAATGCAATACATCCCACATATTCTGCGGCATAACTGCCAGTTTCACGACATCTGCGCCACTCTCACGGATCTGTTCCAACAGCATGCGGATCACCTCCGGGTCCGGCGTCTGTTCAAAATCATGATGGGAAGCAATCACATATACTCCCATCTCCTGCAACCTCGCTATTTCTTTCTGCGGATTTTTTGCTTCAAAATATTCCACATCAATAAAATCCACGACATCTGATTCTGCCGCCACCTGATGAATATCATAAATATCCGCCGCGGAAAGTGCTTTGCACCCTCCCTGATTTTTAGAACGGAAGGTATACACCAGAATACTTTCCTTTATGATATGTTTCATTTCGTTTAATATTTCGCGGATCGCATTCGGACTTTCCACGTTTTCAAACGCATCCACACGCCACTCAATCATTTCCGTGTGTGCTTCTTCCAGCCTTCTGGTTTCTCTTAAAATTTCTTCTTTCGAAGACTCCATGACCGGCACACACACGAGCGGTTTCCCTTTTCCTATAATCTTTCCTTTTATACAAAGCAGATTTTCCATCTCTGCACCTCCTGCTGTGTTGTAATTCTCTGTTATTATATTCTAAAAGCCCGAAAGAAACAACCGTTTCCTGTTATTTGACATTTTTCCCGTTTTCCATTAAGATAGTCACGGTATGTGATATCCGAACTTAAGAGATAGGAGAAAAAAATGAGTTTTGAATTTTTAAACCAATTACCGACTCCGGCAGACATTAAGCGCGATTATCCGCTTTCCCCGGAGCTTCGTGAATTAAAAAAACACAGAGACCTCATGATCTCTGATGTAATTACAGGTAAAGATTCACGTGTCCTCGTAATCATCGGACCGTGTTCTGCAGATAACGAAGATTCTGTATGTGATTATGTGAGCCGTCTGACCAAAATCCAAGAAGATGTCAAGGATCAGGTCATCTTAGTTCCGCGTATTTACACCAACAAACCACGTACAACCGGCGAAGGCTACAAAGGTATTGCTTCCCAGCCAGATCCGGAAAAAGCTCCGGATATGATCGAGGGTCTGATCGCCATGCGTAAAATGCACATCCGTGCAATCGAAGAAAGCGGTCTTACCTGTGCCGATGAAATGCTTTACCCGGAAAACTGGGGATATGTCGAGGATCTTCTCTCCTACGTTGCCATCGGAGCACGTTCGGTAGAAGATCAGCAGCATCGTCTGACGGTCAGTGGTTTTGATGTCGCTTCCGGAATGAAAAATCCTACCAGTGGTGATTTTTCTGTTATGCTCAATTCTGTATACGCGGCACAGCATCCGCATCATTTCGTTTATCGCGGATACGAGGTGGAGACAACCGGAAATCCTCTGACTCACGTGGTTCTTCGCGGTGCAGTCAGCAAGCACGGCAATACCACCCAGAATTATCACTATGAAGATCTGATCCGTCTTCATGAGATGTACGAAAAAATGGATATCATCCATCCGGCAGCCATCATTGATACCAACCATTCCAACTCCGGAAAGAAGTTTAAGGAACAGATCCGTATCGCAAAAGAAGTGATGCATAACCGCCAGCTTTCTTCCGATATCCGTTCTCTGGTAAAGGGTCTGATGATTGAAAGTTACATCGAAGAGGGAAATCAGTCTATCGGAGATCATATTTACGGAAAATCCATTACCGATCCTTGTCTCGGATGGGAAGATTCCAAACAGCTGATCTATGACATTGCGGAGATGAACGCAAAGTAA